TTTTCTTGGTAGCCATCAGTTGCTCCGGAAATAGGTTTTGAGTTCAAACGAGTCGACCCACCAAAGACGGCTTTCGCCATCCAGGCGCAGCAGCTGCCCACCAGTTGCATAGACAGGCTCCCCTGTGCTGGCATCTGGCACCCAGCCGACCAGTGCCAGACGAACTGCCTGGCGCAGTGAGGCCAGATCCGTCAAAGCTGCAGCCCCAGTGGCATCTCGGCGGTTGGACACCACCAGGATCACGCCCCAGTTCTGCACGAAGGTTTGACGCACCAGGCCTGTGACCATGTCCGTCACGGCTGCCTTTTCAGCCTGTGGCATCACAAACACGGCTGGCACGCTGACCGAGCCGTTGAGCGCTGTGTCTAGGTCAGCCGCACCACCGAGCTGGCGGATGCCGCTGAGCTGGGCCTTGAGGCGGTCGATCACAAACTGCAGGTCCATGACGCGCTCCTCAGTAGCCAGCGAGCTGGTCAGGACCGAATTGGCGCTGCCTGGTGCGCGCCATCACCGGGATCTCGCCCGTGTTGGGTGCAACCACCACGGACGCAGCCCCCACCAGTTGCACCTCGCCAGTTGACAGGCGCTTGAGCAGCGCCACGGCGTCGGTGTAACGCTGGCTCACCGTGTCGGGCACGCCATCGTCGTAAAGGTGGTAGCGGGCCAGATCCGCCGCCAGGCGCACCAGCAGGGATGGAGGCGTGGCGATCGGCAATTGGTAGCGTGCTGCCAGGTAGCCGTCGATCTCGGCGTCAGCGTCCGCCAACGCCCGGCCCAGCACCACCGTGTCGATGGTGTTGCCACCAGCACGGTTGGTGCGCTGGATCAGTTCGGTGTCTCCGAACCGATCCACCAGGTCGGATTGCGTGGCGTAGGTCATGGCAGTCAGGCCTCTTTCGGTGCTACGTCAGCAGCGCGCACCAGGCCGCGCTCGACCAGGTCAACCGCCATGTCGACATCGATATCGATGCTCTCGTCGGGGGCAACGTCGATGCCGTCGATGCGCAGTGGCTCGATGGCCACCACGGTCACCACCTCGCCAGCGTCTTGCTGACGGGCTGCCGCTACAGCCTGGCGGGCTGCAGCGCTCACGGGAGTGGGCTTCTTGCGGGTTGCCATGGCGTGCTCAGGCGACGGCGCCACCGATCAGGTAGCCGGCCGAGGCGCCCGCAATGACAGGAGCGACCTCGTCATCAACCGGATACACCCAGCTCTTGGTCGGGCGATCGAAGTAAGGCTCTTCCACGACCGGGTAATTTTGCAGTCGATAGGTGTAGCCATAGGTGGGCAGTCCTTGATCAGCTTGAGCACCGATCTCCGTGTACGCCAGTACCATCGACTTGCCCCAGACGTCCTGGAAGTTGCCGGCGCCATCGACATACACAGCCTCACCCACCACCAGGCGCTGCAGGCCAAAGAGGCTGGCCAGCAGCTCCAGGGTGGCCACATCGCGCCCCGTGTACTTCATGCGGTCGACGATCTTGGGATGCTGCTTCAGTTTGGCAACCACTGCCGGGCCCACTACGCCGGTATTGGGGCGACGACCGATCTGCTTGCGCACGGCTTCCTTGCCGACCTCCACGTCATTGATCGGATCGGATACCCCCGAAAAATCGCTCCACTGGCTGGTGCCGGCCAAGGTGGTCTTGTTGCTGGCCGAATAGTTGGCCGCATTGGTGGCCAGGTCAGCTTGAGCTTTTTCGAGGCGCAGGCTGATGATGCTCTGAGTCTTGTTGACCGTGAGGGAGCCCACATCGATGCCAGGCACCGCCTCAGCTTCATCAGCAATCTCGATGGGATAGACACCTTCGAGCGAGTGGCTTTCGAGCGCGTAAGGGCCAGCGGAGTAACCGAACTGAACGCGCTTGGTAACCGTCCCAGGGGCTCGGCCCGTGGAATACAGCATGAAGTCTTCTTTGCCGAACGCAATGATCTTGCCTGCGCGCGCCTTCACAGGCGCATAGGGAAACAGGACGCCGCCGACCATTTCGGCATTGCGGTAGCCCTGTGCAACGGTGGACAGGATGGGGTCGACGACACGAGCCTGACCGGAGGTCATTTGAGGCATGGTTGCTCCAATGGAGTTAAGTGGGTTGAGACGATCAGGCGGCGTTGGGGATCAACAGCACCTCGATGAACTGGTCTGCGGCGGTGGCCGCTTCCAGTGCGATGGCCAGGCGCGCACCGCTCGCCGCCCAAGTGATGGCCTTACCGCTAGCGTCGGACTTCACGGTGGCACCCTGGGCGACTGCAGCGCCGGTTTGCACCACCGTTGTCCCGATGACATCGGTCGGCACACGTTCGCCGATGGCGCCTGCCGTTCGCGAAACACCGATGGCATTGCTGTCGGCCACCGCTTGAGCGCCGGCCGCAGTGACGAAACGTTGAGCTGCGACAGCTGCGGCCAACAAGACCGGAAGCGTCAACAGCGGGGAAGATTGCTGGCTCATGAGAGGGAACTCCAATCAGCAGGGTTGGTGGGGTGGGAACAGGGCTCAGGAAACAGCCGTGACGGCCTGTATGTACGAAACGCCTTCGTGCTCTTTCATATAGGCCAGGGCTTTGCGGTGCCGGCTCAAACCGTCAGCGCTCACGCCGCGGCCGTCGGGCGACGCAAACTCCACATCAGCGGCCTGGCCTGCAGCGGCGGCAGCCGTGGCCACCTCGCCGAGAGCGACCTGGGTCGGCAGGGACTGCAGCAACTTCTTGAAGCCTTCTGCGAGCGGAGCCTTGGCATCGCCCTCGCCAAACTCCACAGGGGTGTCCTGCAAGGCAAAGTGGTTCAAGGTGGCTACTGCCACGTCCTTGTAGGCAGGCAGTAAGCGGCCTTCGCCGATGAGCTGATCGCAGAAGGCGACGCTGGCCTGTGCAGCCTCGGTCGCCTGGGCTGCACGCAGCTGGGCCCGCAGGCGCTGGTTTTCGGCCTCAAGGGCCGCTTTCTCTTGAGGGGTCACGATGGTCTCCAGTGACGGGTTGGAAGGGTTGGAGGGGGCAGAGAACGCCACCGCAGGGGCTGCATTGGTCGAGGCCTCGGCAGCGGCCTCACGCAGTTCGTCTTGGGCGGCTTGCTCCAGGCTTTGCACCTGGTAGTTGGGCACCACCCGGTCAGCCTCGTCCTGGCCGAACTTGCCGATCAGCCACTCACGCACCTGGCGCCACAGGCTGGCATTGGTGACGTCATCCCACTCGCTGAAGGCAACACCCTCAGTGAAGCAAACGCCCTCATCACCGGCCGCAAAGGCTGGGGCTTCCAGGCCCTTGACGCCCGGTGTGGCCGCTCCCAGGAAGCCGATGTGACGCGGATACCAGACACCAGGCTTGGGGTTCTGAGGGTCGGTGGGCCGGAACCACTTCACCGACACCGCACCCCAGCGGCCATCCTTGACCTCTTGAGCGAATGCCGGATCAACCTGCTCTGGGACGGCGAACAAGCCTTTTTCATTGACCTGCAGCGATGCAGCCCAGCCCAATGCCGGGTCATCGATGGCCGGGTGGCCAATCACCAAGGGAGCCTTGCACAGGGTAGGCGAGTAGGCGGCGGCTGCCGCTTCCAGGTCAGCCTGGCTGAACTCGATGGTTTCGCCTTTCCAAGTCGTGTGACGGCCTGGCTTGAAGACGTGGATCGGTTTGGAGGGGGAGGTTTTGTTGCCCATGTCCGAACTTTCGGACTGATGGGCTACTGAGGCTCAGAAGAGCGCTTCAGAGCTTTGCTTTCGACTTTCGTCGAGCAAGCGAGGGATGACAGAAGGATAAATGGGGAAAACCAGGCGCCGCCGAGCGGGCGCCTGGTCAGTCCAGGGTGAGCTGACCCTGGCGCTTTTCGAACTCGCTGCGCTGGTAATCACGCAGGATCTGACGGACACGGGAGACTGTGATGCCAAGGTCTTGGGCGACCTGCTGGTGGTTGTTGCCTCGGAAGGCCGTGATGACCTTGCGGGCGGTCTCGCCAGCGCGCATGTAGTGGCCCACAGGGATGTAGACCGTATCGCCGCCGATGTCGTTGGCCAGGCTGATGGTGAGCTGGATGCTCATGCGGGCGATCAGCATCAGCTCACGCTGCTGCAGCTGCTGCTCGGCACGCTCGGAGTTCATCTCCTGGAACATGCACGAGTACAGGCTGGCGGCGATCTGGCTCCAGATCTCTGGGAAGTCTGGGGGCGTTGCCTGCACCAGCGGCCCCAGATCTGCCAGGCTGAGCGGGCGCTTAGCCATGAGCCACCTCGACACCAGCTCGGCGGCACCAGCGCTTGAGCGCCTCGATCACGTTATTGACCTGGTGTGTGTTCAGGAAGCGCCAGGCATCCACCTTGGCCTGGCGGCGCACATAGGCCAAGAGCGCAGCATCGGTGTCGGTGTGCACGTGGCCGGCCTGGGCCAGCGCATGCCACAGTGCCCTCGCCTTGGCCCAGCGGTCGTCCTGGTCGTCTGCCGTGCTGCGCAGGCCCAGAGGCCGCACGGGCTCGTATGCCGGCTTCTCGCCCCGGTCCCGAGCTGCTCGGGCCTGCAGCCCGCTCAAATGGGCCAGGTATTGACGGCGTTGGGCTGTGGTCATCTTGGATGAGCTGGCCTGGCCGGTGATGGCCAGCTTCAAGGCGCTGGCATCGTCGGCCGACAAGCCGAGAGCCTTCTGTGCGATGTGGATCGCGGCCAGGTCGTTGTTGCGATTGACAGGTTTCGTAGCCATGTGATCACCCCAGCAGCAACGGACCCAGCCACCAGTTCCACAGGCCCAGCAGGCTGGAGACGAGGAACACGCATTGCTGGGCGAACATGCGCCACAGGCGGCGCTGCGAACTGAAGACCAGCCAGGCCGCGTTGCTAACCAGGAACGCGCCGAAGCCCCAGCCCGGCAATGCGGGCATGGCCAGCAGCAGGGCACCTGCCATGCCGGTCACTGCACCCACGGTTTCAACACCGTTTTTGCCCAGCTTCATGCCGCCCCCAAAGGCGAGGCGCTGGAGCCGCTGGAGGCCTCAGCCGCACCTGATGCCTGCGTTTTCAAAATGGAACGCTTTGGAACGGTATTTAGCCCGACGACGACCGATTCCAGACCGGCCTCCATACCCAGGATCGCAAATTCGCTCAACAGACGCGTCGCATCGGCGCCCGTGGCCCGAACGATCAGGCGTCTTTCGGTCTTGATAACTTTGAGTGTCATGAGGTGGTGTCCTTTCCTTTGCGAAGCCCACCACCGTGGTGAGCTTTGAAAAAGCCCCTCAGCCAGGCCGAGGGGAAAGTCGGCAGGGCCGACCAGGGAGGAGCTGTTTCAAGTGAGACGTGCTTGCGGGGTGTTGACCCCCATGCCTTGGTGCAGCCGAGCCTTCTCGCCAGCCTTGTGGCCAGCCATGTAGTGCCCCAAGTCAGTCTTTCGGGCACGGGTGGCATCGCGAGTCTTCTCATTGGCCAGGTCGGGGTGCTTGGCTTCGAGGTACTGCAGCAGCAGAGTTTCATTGGCGGTACTGCGACTGAAGCGATCGACCAGCGCCTGCACTGCCAGCACCCAGCCTTTGGCGAACGCATCGCCACGGGCCGTCTTGGTGATGGCCTTGCAGTTCTTGGGCTGCCGACCGATGTGTGCCAGGCGGTCCCGGGCACATTGGCGCGACAGCACTTCAAACGCATAGCCCCCAACATCCGCAGCAGCATCCACGCCGACGAAGACGTAATAGCGTGAACGGATCCAGTTGCCAGCGGCGTTGTAGCCACCCACAAGCTGGCTGAATTTCTCGCACCCGAAGGCATCAGCCACCAGGTTGGCCAGGCTAACCTCCCATAGGTTGGCTGCAGTGCTGACGGCCTTGACCCGCACCTCGTGCACGTCGGCCAGGGCGATTTCACCTTCTTGTAGATTGAATTGCTCCATGAGCTTCTGCGCCTGGCGCAGTGCGGCCGCAGCTTCATGCGACTCGGCACTGCGGCTCAGGGCCAGGCACTTCTTGATCTTCTTGAGGGCGTCGTCTCGATTCATGTTGCAGCCCTCAGATCGCAGCGATATCCAGCGGGATCGGCTGGTATTCCTGGGTGTCGGCCACGCGCTTGTAGAAGCGCACATACGGCTTGGTGCTGGCCGTCTGCATGCTGTCGGCGATCGCCTGCATGGCTTGCTGCCACTTGGGGTGGTCGATGTTGACCCGGCGCAGGGCCAGCACGCGACCCACGTTGATCTTTCCTTCCTTGTCGGCCTGGAAGGCGTGGTTCACCAGTACCCGGATGTTGTCGTTGGCGCCCTCGCTCCATTCGTGCACGCACTCGTCGATCAGCGCCTTGGCAGCCATGAGCTGCTCGCCAAACATCAACTTGTCCTGCATGGAGCGCACCAGCTTGTACTGGCCATCGAACGACATCAGGGTGACGTTGCCCTTCTCGCCGCCGGTCTTCACGCCGTATTGCTCCAGGCTGGTGGCCACCAGGGCAGCCACTTCCAGCATGGCATTAACCTTGAACTGGCGCAGGCCTGCCTGGGCTTGCTCGGCAGCCAGGCACAGGTCGGTCACCACCTGATGGCGCAGCTTGTCGATGTCCTTGACCTTGGACTCGGGGATCAGGTTGCCCGCGGCGTCTTTCCAGTAGCCAGCAGGGATTTGTTCGGTTGTCATGGGAAAGACTCTTTCAGTGCGTGGGGCTGGGCGAAGTGAAGTTGGCTTGGACGTAAGCCACTTCGTTCAAAAACATCGCCATGCGGCCAGGCATCTCTTCCAGGCGGTTGGCGGCATAGGCCACGCTGATCAGAGCGCTCAGCAGAGCATTCATGACGACGTCGCTGCTCTCGTCTTGGAGGCAGGCATGGAGAAGCTCATGCGTCAGGCGTTTCGAGCGCTCCATCTTCTCGGGGTTGGCCCTTTGGGTAGAGGGCAGGTCGATATCGGGCATCGGGTTACTCCAGAAGGAAGGTTCAGCACCGAAAGCCGCGGCTCTCGATGCGCTTGAAGTCCAGCGAACCCTGACGGGCTGCTGGGGCGGGTGCGGCCTTGTAGACCGGGGCGTGCATGGCGTCGTACTGGGCAGGCGGCACCGCGTTGATGGGTCGGGCCTGGGGCGTGTAGCGCGGACGGCCACGGGGCTCATGAGTCGGTTTCGTCACGATGGGTCTCCTGGGGTTTGGGGGCTTGGTGGGGCCTTGCGGACAAGTTCGGCGCGCATGCGACGCACCAGCGGGCTGGTGCCGGGTGCCGGCGCAGGGGCCGGGGTGTGGACCGGCGCTGAGGCGGCATTGAAGGCCGCCGCCACACTCACCGGGCCCGGCGTGCTGGGCATGGCCTGCCTGGCTGGGTTGCGACGCTCCTGCTCGCGCTGGGCCTCGGCCGAGCCCTCCACGCGATCAGCCATGCTGGCCAGGATGGCGTAGAGGTAGCCATGGCCAGACATCGGCAGGTCCAACCGGCCGGCATCCCGGGCGGACAGCATCTGGTCGATGCCCAAGGCCCAGGCCTGCAGCGGCACGTTCCAGTCGCGCCCCTTGAAGGTGATGGCCTGGCGCTTCAGGTCAGGCAGCAGCTGCTTCAGCAGCTTGACCTGCTTAGGGATCGTCAGACGCTGCCGCGCTGGGGTGAACAAGGTCAGGTACTGCAGTACGCGAGCCCCGAGAGGGATCGAGATCTCAGCCAGCTGGGCAAACGCGCGTTGCGACTCGTCGTTGGCAAAGAGCTGCGCCATCGACAGCTCGGTACCACAGGTGGGGCAAGAAAGATCGTTCATGCCACCAGCAGCCAGAGATGGGGGATCACGCCAGCCATATCGAGAAGCAACCAGGCGACCGACCCCATGGTGATCAAGGCAAGAGCCAGCAGGCAACGCACAGCGATCGCGAAACTGCGGGACTCGGGGCTGGCCTGAATCACACCAGGTGCAAACGGATGGCGCTGAGAGGCCGTCAGGCACTGGGTGCAAGTGCCGTAGGTCTGGCACACCCCAAGCTGCTCGCAGCGGGAGGGTTGAGGGATAGATTTCATGGGAAGTACTCCTCGGCTCAGCAGTGGGCAATGACCTGCGCATCGACCTTGGGCCAGCCCGCCATGAAGGCGGCATTCATGGCGCG